ACAGGTTGTTCCTGAGTATCATAAGTTGAAGAACAAGTATCAACTCATGTGGGAACAGAAAGATTGCAGCGGTTACATTAAAACTGCGGCAGTATTAGCAGCCTATGTTGATCAAAGTATTTCAACTAACACGTTCTACAATCCAGCACACTTTGCAGATCGTAAAGTGCCAACTACATTGATTGCCAAGAATTTAATGCAGGCACACATGTGGGGATTGAAAACCTTCTACTATAGTTTGATTAACAAAGCTGGCAGCAAACAACAAGCAGAATTAACACCTGAAGTACACTACAATGGATTTCATAACGAAAGAGAATTAATCGAAGACGAAGACTGCGAGGCATGCAAACTATGAGCAAACAACAATACAACCTAACCACAAAGACAGACTATCTTAATCGTAAGATGTTTTTAGATCCATCCGGACCTGTAACTATACAACGTTTTGAAGAAGTCAAGTATAAGAAGATTGCAGACTTTGAAACAACTGCACGAGGATTCTTTTGGGTGCCTGAGGAAATTAGTCTAAGCAAAGATGCCAACGACTTTAAAGATGCAAGTGATGCGGTGAAACATATCTTTACCAGCAATTTACTGCGCCAAACTGCACTAGATAGTTTACAAGGTCGAGCTCCAAGCCAAGTGTTTACTCCTGTATGTTCATTACCGGAACTAGAAGCATTGATCTACAACTGGACATTCTTTGAAACTAACATTCACAGTCGTAGTTACAGTCATATCATTCGTAACATTTACAATGTGCCTAAGGATGTATTCAATACTATCCATGACACTAAAGAGATTGTTGAGATGGCATCAAGTGTAGGTGATTACTATGATCGTTTGCATAGAATTAACTGCATGAAAGAAATGGATGGATCAGTTAATGAGAAAGAACATATCAAAGCAATCTATATGGCACTACATGCTAGCTATGCGCTAGAAGCGTTCCGCTTCATGGTTAGCTTTGCTACAAGTTTGGCTATGGTTGAAAACAAAATCTTTATTGGCAATGGCAACATTATCAGCCTAATCTTGCAAGACGAACTACTGCACAAAGGTTGGACTGCTTATCTGATCAATCAAGTGGTTAAAGAAGATCCACGCTTTGCAGAAGCTAGAGATGAATGTCAAGCTGAAGTCTATCAACTTTACATGGACGTTATACGTGAAGAAAAAGAGTGGGCGACCTATTTGTTTAAGTTAGGGCCAGTTATCGGATTGAACGCTAATATTCTACGTGACTTTGTAGACTATACCGCAGTTGATGCACTTAAACAAATTGGTATCAAATATAACAATCCTGCACCAAGATCGACTCCTATCCCATGGTTTAATAAACACAGTGATACAAGTAAAAAACAAACTGCATTACAAGAATCAGAAAGTACTAACTATGTAATTGGAGTTATGGGTGAAGGTATCGACTACGACGCACTACCAGCATTATAAGGAAAGAAAAATGAAAGCAACAGTATGGTCTAAGTACCACTGCCCCTATTGCGATCAAGCAAAGGCATTATTAACACAACGTGGTATTCCGTTTGAAGAGAAGAAAATCGGAGACGGCTACACTAAAGAAGAACTATTGGAAGCTGTTCCAACAGCACGAACAGTTCCGCAGATTTTTATCGGCGAACAACTGATTGGTGGATTTACAGAACTTAAACAACATTTAGAAAAGGTATAACATGTTCATTTCAAAAGGCGTATCAGCAGGCGAAGTAATTACTCTTAAACTTACAAGTGGTGAAGAGATTGTAGCAAAACTAGCAGAAGAGACAGATTCTTACTATAAACTCAGTAAGCCAATGGTCATCGGGATGGGACAAAAAGGTCCAGGACTAATGCCATACTTGTTTACAGTTAGTCCTAACACAGATGTTCGTTTGTTAAAAACAACAGTAACAGTAGCAGAAGCTACAGATGAAGCATTTGCCAAACAGTTCCTTGAGTCAACTACCGGCATTGCTCTAGCTTAAATACTAGTTTAGGGGTTAGAAATGTCATCAAATTACACTATTGGAACATTAGACGGAGCAGGCGGCGGCACCCTTACCGGTAAAGATTATACACCAGAGTTAGGAAGAATTGCAACAGCATTAGAAACTATTGCTGCCCAAACTACAATAGTAGCTTCGCAAACTACAACGATTGCCGGCGCAATAACTAGTATTGAATCTCATCAAAATAAACTACGTCAACTTGGTGAAGGCCCTGGAATTCATATCATTGGTGCATATGATGTGTTTGGTATGATTACACTATATCGATTATTGATTGAACAAGCAAAGATTTTAGACTCAGCAGAGGCTGCATCTGAAAGCCAGATAACGGCTGCAATAACAGAAGCTACTAGACTTGCTCAACTAATTAGATCCAACGTTCCGAGAGAATTCTAAAATGCCAGGTATATCACGAGATGCAGGAACAGACGTTGCAGGTGGCGGGATTATACAGGGATCAGGCAATGTGTTTGCTAATAATAAGCCAGTAGCTCGAAAGGGAGATGCCGTCGCCGGTCACGGCAAGGCCCCTCACTCTTCTCCGGTAATGGCAGTAGGTTCGGGAAATGTTTTTACAAACAATATCGCTACCTGTCGTGCAGGTGATACTGCAACTTGTGGCCACCCAGCGTCTGGCAGCGGAAATGTATTTGTCAATTGACTTGACCTGCCAATAAAAAAATTGTAAAATACACACATGAATATATTTTTAGATATGGATGATGTTGTAGCCGATTGGATGCAACATGCCCGCAGTATTGTTAAACGCAATTGGGAATATGGACAACGTATTCCAGATCAAGATTGGGTTAGACTTAAAGACAATAAACGATTTTATCGAACATTACCTTTGAAAGAAGGCGCACATGATTTGGTAAACTGGTGCAGGACACATCACGCTAAAACAGGATGTGGTGTATATTTTTTAACAGCACTACCGCATGATTATAGTATGCCCTGGGCGGCACAAGATAAAGTATGGTGGGCTAATGAACACTTTCCTAATATCCCTGTATTTTTTGGACCATTTAGTTACGACAAATACCGTCATTGCTCTAGTCCAGAGGATATTCTAATTGACGACCGCACTAGCAACTGTGAAGAATGGATAAGTGCTGGCGGCAAGGCACACATTTATCGTAATTGGCCAGACTGCAAAGTTTGGTTAGAAGAACAAGTTAGTCCAGTATGAACAGTTTAGAGAAAATTTGGGCGAGAGCAACTGGTCATTTAATGGGGCAAACTGATGAAGATCGTCCGGACACACCTATACTTACTTTAAGAGAAGCACGTATAGCATTGTTCTTAAAGACATTCTGGGTAATCATACACGTGGTAACTTGTTGTTTCATTATTGCAAACACAATTCGCCACTGGTAATAACTATATAACAAAGGAGACAAATATGTCAGCAAATAGATTTCAAGATTTCGCAAAATTAGTAGAATCAATGGAAGGAGACTTCGAAAAATTCTACGACAAAGAAGTAGGTGCCGCAGGTACTCGTGTACGTAAACACTTACAAGAACTTGCCAAACTATGTAAAGAAGTTCGTAACGATGTAACAGCCGTTAAGAACGCTCGAAAAGAATCTGCAGGTAAGTAACCTGTCAACAAAACCCCAGGTAAATACGTTATATACTTACAAGGGGTATAATATGAAAAAACTTTTAACTGTTCTTTTACTAACTGTTAGTGCTACAGCATTTGCTCAACATAATCATCACTGGAGACATCATGGCTACCGTCATGCAGGACCAGGTTTTGGTTACTGGATAGCACCGTTGGTTATTGGCGGTGTAGTCGGCGCTGCTATTGCCAAAGAGAATCAGCAACCTCAACCCCCTGTGATTGTACAGCAACCTCAGTCAGTGATCATTCAACGTCAAACAGTTTGCACTGAGTGGACGGAAATTCAAAAATCCGATGGACAGATCTATCGAGAAAGAACTTGCACACAATAAGGAACATATCATGGCAAAATTTAAAGCACACCATCCGCGTTCAGTAAAAGCTACTGCTCGCAGAGTTCTTAAGAAAAAGAAATAATGGCCTACTCAGACAAAGTAGTCGACCACTATGAAAATCCCAGGAATGTCGGATCTTTTGACAAGACTGATACTGATATTGGTACTGGTATGGTTGGCGCACCTGCTTGCGGCGACGTGATGAAACTTCAAATAAAGGTTGACCATGATACAGGTATTATTACAGATGCACGTTTTAAAACGTATGGCTGCGGATCGGCTATTGCG